CCAAGTCCGACACTAGCCCGCCAGGAGACAGCTGGACCAGGTTGGACCCAACCTGATTGATTCCAAAGCCGGAACCAATTTGAGATGCTATTCCCGCAAGTCCGCCCGCTGAAGCGAAGCCAGGTATTAAGCTGCCCGCCGCGCCAGACAAGAGCGAACCGATACCACCAGTGAGGGAACTACCAACCGCACCAGCGACTCCGCCTGAACTCCCAACATTCACGTTAAGGTTTAAGAACTGAGACTTTGCAAAGTTGTAAGCAACCTGAGCAACCAGATCTTTGACTGTATCAATCGCCTCGTCTTTGAATGACTCAAAGCCGTCAAGCCCGGACCGGAAGAAGTCGAATAAACTATCATCCATTCTTTCGATGGATCGAGTCCAACTCACCTCCATCGCTTTCGCGAGCTCTTCCTGACGCGCGAGCTCGGGAAACAAGTCCTCGTACTCAAGTCGAAGTCTTCTCACCGCTTCCGCATGACGCGGGGAGCCAGTCTCATAGATCTCATCAATCAGCTTGAGCTGGTTCTCGTAATCGACCAAGGCCGCTTCCAGAGGAAACAGCTTGTCAATTAGATTCTCCTGTGCATCCGAGAGCTTTTTAGTTGCCGTCTCAGTATCGCCTGACTGTTTAACGAGGTCTTCGAGCGCAACAACGGTGGAGTCAATTGCATTTCTGCGGAGAACAATCTCCTGCGTTTCGGCATCAATGTTGGCCTGCATTTCGGCGCTAGTTTCGGTAAGGATGGCCAGCGCGTTTCTCGAAGCCTCAGAAGACTCCCTATCGGCTTCTGCCGCTTCTTTCCTCATCCTAGCGATGGCATCTTGCAGGCTCTCGACCTCCACTTTCGAGCCAGAGAGCGCGTTACGGAGTCCTGTAGCTTTTGTCGCCGCAGAATCAAACCCGAACTTTTCAGCGAGATCGCCAACACCATCAAAGAAGTTGGCAGCGATATCCAGAAGATCGTTAAACATCTCAGCGAAGAACATCTTCACAGGATGGAGAATGATGCCGACATCGCGAGCAAAGCCGTTCCATGCCTGGTTCATTCCGTTGACGCCTTCGATGGTCATCTCCAGCAAAAACGAGACGAGCTCAATGGCCTGCTTCTTTGCCGTCCCGTAGGACACAATCGCGATGTCGGAGATCGTCATTAACAGATTCTTGGAGAACTCGATATAGCCGATCGCACCGTCAATGGCTGCCGCAAAAAGATCGTTACCGCCAGCCCCGAGCAGTGTTCGAAACCAAGAATCAAAAGCATCTTCTAAGTTGGACAGTCGTCCAGGAATGCGATCCATCTGGTTAGCCATGGCGTCGCCAAAGTTAACCTCACCTAGTGCCATGAGGTAACTCTCTATTGCTGCTGCATCCTTCCGAACGGAAGTCTCAACGCCATTGAAAGTGAATGTGACGGTGTCGGCTTCCTGCCTGGCTCGAATACCGAATTCCTTCAGTCGCTCAAACTCAAACGTCGAAGCGTCAGCCACCGCCTCAATCATCTGCTCAAGATCTTTACCCATCGCTGCGGCCGTGTTGCCGTAAGACATCAGGGCGCGTTCGGATGGCGTGAGGCCGAGAGAGGTAAGATTTACAAAGCCCTGAACGGACTTATCCAGAGTGAAAGGAGTATCGGAGGCAAACTCCTCCAAGCGAGCAAAGGCGAGACCCGCACGGTCAAGTGAGCCGGTCATCGTGACAAGCTGGCCTTCTAGCGTTCCTGTCTCAACGGCGATCTCTTTGAACTTTGTAGCGAACTCCAACAGAGAGTACGCGCCGATTAGTCCGACCGCTGCACGCTTAACTGTGCCGAGCGTTTCGGCTGTGTCTCGTTGAGATTTTTGAAGCCGCTCAGACTGGATGGTAGCGCGCCTTTGCGCATCCGTCATCTCGTCAAGCTCGGTGTTGAGCTTTCTTACACCCGTGACAGCGCCCGACTCGTCGCTTGTTAGCTTGAGTCCGTATTCGTAGATTCTCTTCATCGATTGCGCTTTTGACGTTTAGCTTGTTCGTTGACGGATTTGAGGACACCTGATTCGATGAGCTGAAGCTCTTCAAACAAGGCATGCTTGTCTGCGATCTCGGTGAATTCGAGATAGGAGATCACTGCTGTGTAGTCGAGCCCTGTAACCTGACCCATTCCGCTCGTGCGGAGCTGAGTCCTCAGGTTTTGAAAGGCTCGATAAGCAGGCTCGTTCTCTTCCCAGAGAACAAAAGTGGATTTTTGGTTTTCGCCGGCCAGGCGGGCTAGCGCTTTAGATTTGATTTCAGGAGGGGCGCCGAATGCGTCCAGATCCTCCTCTACGCTGGCGACATCTCGAACCTCGGTAGGAGTTGCCCAGTAGTAGCCAGCGTCTACAAGTTTTTTGCTTTTAGCTGCTTCTCGGTTAAGCCAAGGGCGGCCTTCATCCATGCGCGACTAACCGCCTTGCGGATGTACACTTCCGAAAGCAGAAAATCTAGATGCTCTTCCTTGTCGAACTTCACCTCGGAGCCGTCCTCATCCAACAGACCACGAATGTTCAAGATGTCATCGAACAGCCTTTGGTCGTTGTCGTCGGGTACAAAGCCATCGCCCTCCAACTCTTCCAAGACCTCTGCGTTGTTAGTCGCTACAGCAACATCTAACTTTAGTTGCCGCTTTTTGGTTTCTTCCGCTAGATCTTGAAAAGCCCTGACTTCTTCTGCTGAGTATCGGCGAAACTCAACAATAATGTCGGCCTTTTCGACCTTGCCAAGACCCGCAGGGATCTCGATCAAAACTTTTTCCTCAACAGATTCAACCTTCTTAATAACAAGAGGCATAGCAATTTACTCCATGTAATTTCGGGACAAGTGTTCGTTTGTGTAATTTCGGAAAGGAAGGGTATTCAGGGTAAAAAGCACCCACCTCGAACCTTGAATTCCCGAGGATTACACGGTCCTAGATGTTCAAGGGGCGGTGAGTGAATGGGGGGGCTGACTTATGCGCCGCCAGCGATGGTCAATAGGAAATCATCGCCGCCAGCATCGGTTGTCAGGACTGGGCCGCCGAGGTTCAGCATCTTAATGCCATCGCTTTCGCCTTCGGTGATGGTGTCTAACTGAACCTGAGGAAGACTGAGACTGCCTTGATTCGAAGCAGGGCCGTGAGTCATCACAATTGGCAACTCAATGATGCCGTTTTGGCTTTCCGCCAATGCATAAAAGTTCTTGGCGCCAATACCAGGATCTTGGATGGTCGCAGACCAGGTTGGCAGGCGATTGGTAATAATCACCTCCTCGAAACCTGCGATATTGCGGTACTTCACATCGAACTGAAAGTTCTCTAGCGCGCAAGCGTATCCGTCAATCGTCGTGACTGGCGTATTAACTTTGTTCATTGGCAGCGGGTCATCCCTGAACTGTGAGAAGTCGGCCGCGTATTGAGCAAGAGCCTCTGGTCGCGCATAAATACCAATGAAATTGAAAGTAATCATCGGAATGTTTTCGGCGCTCATGGCAAGGCTCCAGCTACCTCGGCAACCCAGAACCTTATGCAAGCTGCACGCGTTGTTATAGTAGATAGCAACCGCATCGATTTCAGAACTAAGGTTCTCTGGCGCATACTCAGATGGACCCGTGGTCACGGTAGTGGTTTCCTCGTTTGCGCAAGCCGTTAACAATCCGCCGAAACCAGGGGCAGTGCCTGCAGTGACCGGGCCTGTCAGCTCAACTGAAAAACTCAGGGAAACGTACGCCCCAACATTGATGTTAGGGTTGTTCGAAAACCCGCTGCGATCCAACTGCCGGTTAACCCGGTTACCCTCCAAAGGGTTGATCGAGAAGTTCTTTGTTTGAATGGCGTCTGCGCCTGCCGTCGGTACGGGGTCGGTCTGATACGCCGTATGAAGCTTCGCCAACACCACTTTGTCTGTAGCATTTAGGTGCATAACAATTTCTCCTGTTTAGATATAAGTGGCTGGCAGTTACTTGCTAGCGGCCTGGTTGGACTTTTGGGATTCGGACGCATCGGCACCAGAAGGCGATTCCCCCTTCTCTTTCGGAAGATCGGCTTTGGTCATACTCTTAATGCGCTCAGCCTTAGCCGAGTCCTTCGCAACCGCCTCCTTCCTTCCAGTGGCTGCAACAAGGGCTCTCTCGCCCGTAACCGGGTCTTTAACGTATCTAGACATTTGATGTCTCCGTGTTTAGTTTTGCGAACGAACAAACACCCTAGCGGTGTATGTTTCTAACCAATAAATAAAGGCGCCCACTTGACGAAAAGGCGCGCCGCCTTGGAGCTTCATCAAGTTGTGTTGGGGGTTGTGCTGCCAGCCAACCGCGACAGCACGAATAAGATCTTTGTGGTCATCGAGATTGGCGTGCTCGGTGAACACAACGCAGTGAACATGGCGCGTGGACATTTGGCTTACAAAGCCATCACCGTCGCTCTCTTCGGTCGTTTCTTCACCAGGGAAAACAACCAAGGCTGGAGAGTCTGAGCTCTTAAACTCGAAGCTTGCGAGGTCCGACTCAAACCGATGCTCAATGAGCTGGAATGCTGCGGCGATATCCGCGTTCGCTCGAAGATCTTCAAGCAGATGAGAAGACAGACTAGCCATATTTATCCAAGTGCTCTATCGAGCTCTAAGTTGTAAAGCCGCGCGAGCTCTTTTGGGTAGAAGTCGTTTACCATCGTCGAAAACTGACGGTTCACATCCGGGTGTTTCACCATCTCAGCGACCGAGAGGGACAACAGTCTCCTGATCGGCAATCTGGCCAATCCTCGTCTCTGAAAAATAAACTCATTACCGTTTTTGGCTTGTGCCAGAAATCCACCCTGCACCAGCTTCCTAGGGCGATCCTTTCGGACTCGAACGGTTACTCCTCGTCGCTTTCGACCGAATCTGGAAGACTTGGATCTACCCTTGAGTGTGACTTGTCTCGCACGAGCACTAAATTTTTCAAGGCCTAGCCTGGAGCCGGAGTACCAAAGCGTTGCCGTCGACGCCTTTCCGTTCTCACCAAACCTCGTAATCAACCTGTGAGCGCTTTTGATTTCAGCGGCTTTAACCGTGTAGAGATTCCTGGTGGCTTTTGAGACCACCGTGCGGCCGCGCTCCGCCGCTTTCTTGGTCGCCCTGAAGTTACTGCGCGACAATCGTTTGGTATCCAGAAAATCGCGGAATCCGGCAGGGTCATCAAAAGACAATCGGATTGTCATCAGACCAGCTGATAGAACTTAAGTCCGGCACGCTCGTCGACCTCTTGGCCCACCTCGTAAGTGGTGCCGCCGATTTCTATCGTGTCCCGAACGGAAATAGCAGGTACGTCAGCAGGCCTCACACCTACCGCATACTTTGAAAAAACTAGATCGCCGTCTTTACTGTACGTCTCGACATTACGATCAAAACGAACGGTGATTGTTGAGGAATCCCCGCCGTTCCTTGGCGTGTATAACGCCTCCTCGCCATAGGTTGCGAGGACTTCCTCCGCCATTTCCAGGCGGAGGGCATCCATTTCAGACAATTATGCTGCGCCAGCGTGACCGCGAAGAAGCAGATCAGGGCGACGAGCGATGTGAAGCGGATAGCTGTAGACCTCAAGATCCACATAAGCCTCACGGTCGCGATCAGGAATAACCTTGGCGTAAACGCTCTGACCAACCTGGCCGAGCTCGGCGAATGACTCACCCGGCGCAAACACCGTCTCAAACACTCCGCTATTACTGAGAGGGAAAAAGCGGACCTTGTTGCCCGAGATCGCGACCTTTGTGTTGTCATCAGAGCCCATATATCGAGACCACTGGACACCGGCGAACTCAAACGTCGTGTACGCAGTGCCATCACGAAGCGACTTGGCCTCAATCTGAGCCAAGTATGTCTCTCGAATCTCGGGATTCTTCATGAGGGCGTGCCAGAACTCGTCACTGCAGAGAGCACCAACCCCTCGAATCGCCATACCCTTAGCTTTTCGCTTCATAGGTATTACAACCTGAGCCTCAACCATTTCTCGGAGCGCTCCACCCGAAGTGTTAGCCAGATCAAACGCGATCTCGGCTGGGTTAGCGATCCCAAACTCAGTGAAATAGTTGTAAATGGTTGAATCGTCTGCATCCAGAACAATACCCTGAAGAGCGCCAAGACGCATCCGCTCCCAGGTGAGCTCCATCTGTGCCAGTAGGCCGCCCGGACCACTGAGACGGCGAGTGATCTCGTCCATTACCGAAATAACGCCCTGCTCCTCACCCATTGGGCGAATAAATTGCAGTTCACTTGCGTTGATTCGATCACTGATCGCTAATCGCACTGTTCTAAAATCACGAAGCGTACGCTTCTCGGTCTGCCGACTCTGAGGGGCCGAAGCTCGCTGCGAAGTTTGAATCACGCTCAGCGTTGATTCGCGCTTCTCAATAGCCACGGACTCAGTCCGAATGCCGCGCTCATTAAACAGGCCCATAGAGCCTATATGGTCGGGAGTGGTTTCGACCAGATCAAGGCCTTCGCTCATCGACACACTTTTGAAAGCGTCGTTATTAAAAATGTCTAGTACAGGCATAATTTTGTCCTTTGAGAAAATAAGCCCACATCGGTGAGCGTTGAAAAAGTTTGTATTCGAAGCAAGGCGAGCCGGATCGGCCCGCCAAGCCTGTATTCGGGACCTAAAGAATTGTTAGACCTAGCGGATAATGATTCCTGCCGCAGCAAGTTGTGCGGTCGCCGCTGCGATTTCAGCATCATCAGCAGTTGCTGGCCACGTTAGCTCCGAGCCGGTGACCTCTGCGTCCCTGGCTACCACAACGCAATCCGCATCCGCTGCGGACGCATCGACACCGGCGAACAGAATAGCCACGGCATTCTCTGTGCCATCTGCAGCAGTATCGTCGAACTGCGAATACTCACCAGATGCGGTAACCACGCCCAAGACGGTTCCCGCCTCTAGGTTGTTGCCACTAGCAAGCACGCCTTCTTCGACATGTCTGGTTCCGTTCGGCGTGCTTTTCAGGAACTCGCCCGGGTGTTTCTTTTCTTCGAGAGTGGTCATAACTTTATGACTCCTATGTTAACGAAAGGATTAAGGGGTTACCGATTAGACGGCATCATTAAAAGAACCTAGTCTTTGAACTTGGCTCCATTTCTTGCGAAGGACTTCTTCCACGAGGCTGAGACAGTCTCTTCGGGCTCATCACCCTCGCCCTCTACATTCGGCTGATCGCCGTTATTCATTGCCTGAGACAAGGGGTCGCCTATTGACTTTGGTGCAGCACTTAGGGTCTTTTCTGCTTCCTCAACGCTCACTTCGGTCTCAAAAGCCAAGTGATGCGCTAACGTTTCTCGGCCCTCTGCGCTCTCGCTTCCAACAATGGCTTTGATTCGAGCCTTCTGGTCAACGCCCTGACCGCCTGGATTCTTCGGGCTTTCGACCTGGTCGTCATCGACATCAACCTCTACTTCGGACTCGAAATCAACGTCAGGAAATGCGGCAGTTATGGCTTCATCGTCCATGCCAGTCTTTGCCAGTCGGTCTTTTAAATCGGATGCTTTGATCTTCATGGAAAATGCTCCAAATTGTGTTGGTTGTTTAACTTTCTTTGCGAACTTGGCGATTGCTTCCCGAGCCGAATCGACTCGATCAGCAAAACCAATCTCCACAGCTTTTTCTCCGGCATAACAAAGCGCCTCAGTGGCGCGAACCTCTTCGGCTGTCATGCCACGATTTCGAGATACGGTATTGACAAAAATCTCGTAAGTGTCGGCGAGCTCGGACTGGATTCTCGCCTTTACCTCTTCCGGCAGAGGGTTGTAGGGATTGCCGTCAGCCTTGTGCTCTCCCTCGTAAATCAGCGTCACGGTTTCGCCCCATCGCTCCAGAGCCGCAGACATATCCCAGTGAATGCTTAGAACACCTACACTGCCCACGTCGGCAGTACGAGTTACAATCAACTCGTCGCAAGACGAACCAAGTGCAAAGGCACCGGATGCGCAAGCCTCATTCGAGATCGCTATCATTGGCTTTTTGCCACGGGCCTCATAAATCAGATCCGAAAGATCAAAACACCCGCTTACGACTCCGCCAGGTGAGTCAATATCGAAGACGATCCCCTTAACAGAATCGTTCTCCAGAGCTCGGATAAAGTCGCGCTCGATCCACTCGTAACTCCGCCACCCTCGGTGGTAAATCGATCCGCGAACAGAAACGACCGCAAGACAACCGTGCACCAAGTCACGCTCACTAGGCTGTGTCCGTGTTGGAAATAAAAGCGATGCGTATTCAGTGGGGTTGTTCGCCTGAAACCTTTGCGCAGCACAGAACCTGGCATCCATCAGCAATGGAGCCGCCAAATTTAAATCGTCCATAATCTAATCCGTTTGAGCGTTCGTGCCGACCGCTGGGGCCTCATTAGAAGCGTCAGGAGCGAGTTCTTGCGTACTCATCCATGAGGGTGGCGGCAATCCTTGCTCTTTGCGCTCTCGCACTTCTCTAACCTGCTGCGCAAAAAGCTCCTTGTAGTCTTCGCCCAAGATCGCAGCTGCCTTCTCGTATGTAATCAGGCCTGCTTCGAGCTTTAGCACCAGCTCTTTAACGTCCTTTAGTCCGTCGATCATCGTGCGGCCTGGACCAATCCAATCAGACCGACACCATGCTGACTTTGCCGACCAAAAATCCGGCGTGCCTTTCGGCGGCCTAACGACCCCCTTGGAGAACATCTCCTCCAATACCAAGCCGAAGATTAGCGAAGCGTGTCGCTTGTGGAGCTCTCGGTCGCCCAAGAACGTACGCCAGGTCTCCCCAAGAGATACTTTTGCGGAGGCAAAATTACTACTAGACCACGAACCCGAAAGCAACTCTGGGCTCATGCCGGTTCCCGCGCTAACGAACTGGAGAAGGCGGTCTTCAAAACCTGCCATCTCTGGAGCATCCGGGCTAACCCACTTGAGCTTTTCGTTTGGAAAAAGGTGGGGGATCTTTACGCCATCAAACCGAATATTCGCGCCTTCGTGAAAAGCACCAACCCCATTCATGTACTGCATAAACGGATTTGACTCCAAATCCGAAGAACCCCCCAGAGCCTCAAGAGCAGTTACGCTGTCAAACTCCGACTCAATAACCATGGCGTACATGGCATTCAAAATTGCGTTTTGCAGTATGACCTTCTGGTATCGGTCGAGCATTTTGAAACGCTCCAACACCGGGGCAAACATACTGACACCACGAGTGGACCCATCGTCGACAGGATCGAACAAGTGCAGCATCTGCAGGCGACCCCAAGCCTTCCTCATGGGTATGTACCGCCACTTGAACTGCCTGGCACCAGAGCCGATGCCATTGAATCGAGCCTCGCTTTCATGCATTGAGCGAATCCAGCAACCCATGGACTTGCCGGAGAGCGCCCTTCGAATACCCGCACGCATTGTTTGAGTGTTTGGCTTGTCGTTCGGGTTACTCATCCGCTCGGGATTAATAACCTTGATCGCAGTCTGCAACCCAGGGCGTCGAACCCACTCAACAGAATTTAGTATCTCCCCGAAGTCAGTATGCTGATCAACACCGCCACGAATTATTTGAGAGAAAGTACGCTTACCCTCAACATCAATGCGGCACTCGTCATCGCCGGCATAATCCTCAAAGAATGCCTCAACGTCATGAACAAACCTTGCGCAATCTGGGTTTTTGTCTGGATCAACGCCGAGCACGCGCCAGTTTGGCTTGTAGCTAAGCTTGAACTGATGGCCAACGATACTGTCTTTTCGAATCTGCCTAACACGAGCCGCATAGCCATTGTTGCGGACTATGTCCGCTCTGCGAGTGTTGATCTTGCCCATCTCGGGCAGTATTGCTGCATCCCCAGATAGGGAAGATGGCAGCCACTTTGCTAGCTCGCGCGACTTAACATCCGCCGCTTCGTAGGCCGCAACCGACTGACCAACCTTAGCCGGAACCCGGACTCTTGCTTTTGCGCCCATTACCAAATAATCCCAGCTGGTGCCCGACTTGGTCGAGATGCGGCAGATCCGCCGCTTTCCTGAGCAACTAACGTTTCTAGCTCGTTAATGTAAGACTTTAGATCCGACTTATTTCCGGGATTGTACTCAACCGTAGTGTCACCATCCCTCACGGCGACCCTTTGTGTTCCCGTTAGCAGCAAATGGTGCTTGGCGCGAGCATCGGCCAACTTTTCAGCGTTTGTTTCGAGCGGCACGGGTTAACTCCCTAGCCCTCTCCCTAGAGAGGCTAGTAATTCTGAATTTGATTTCTGTTCTGGTTCTTCTTGGCTGGGCTTGCGACTTTCGGGATCGTTAGGGTCTTCAGGCCCGTATTCGATAACGAGTGTGTTCTCATCCCAAGGCTTCGCCCAACCTGGCGGCTTTCGCCAATCGATATCTTCCGCCTTAGTAACAACCAAAAGCGCTCGGTTATAAACGGATAGGTCAAGAGACTCGTTTCGTTTGGCAACCTTCACCCAACGGTCACCATCCTTAACTTCTGCGAGCAGCTCTTTGTACCACCACTCCTCAAACCACTCAGGAAAATGAGTGCAGCCAGGTCCGGGGTCTGTCCGACCGAGCGCATGCTCGATTTGATCCTTTGCAAGGTTCGTATTGACCAGGTGAACGGGTATCTCTCCACGGGCGTTCGCGCGCCTATCCTTTCTTTGGGACTCCGGCAACGTTTTGCGCACCCGAGGGCCAGACGGTGAGCCCTTCACCAAAATGAAGCTGTGTTGTTTTCCCTGACGCCTCAGCCTTTTGTAAAACTGGTAAGCCTGCTCTGTAACGCCTGCAGCACCACCGGAGTCACAAGCAACCATCTTGATTCGCATGTGCCGCTCGGAGTCATCAGCGAGCGGGTAGGTCTTCTCCATTACCTGCTCAACCAGCAGGTCCCAATCTTGTCGATACGCGCCCGCATCAATCAGGAACGGATGACCCTCATCATCGTAGCGCTCACTCTTGAGTATCTTGAACCGGTCGATGTACCAATGCTCCAAGCCAAGCCCAAAAGCTTCAACCTGAACAATAAAACAACCTTTCTGCACGTCGACCGAAGCAAGTAAGAACCTGGCACCTATCGGCACCACCTTGTATCCGTAGTCCTCGGCAGTTTCCATGAGATCAAGGTAGCTTCGTGCGCCTTCGCGCGACTTCGGTAGATAGGGCCTGCCTTGGTCCTGAGTGATTGTACGCTTGAGATCTTCCTCTAGCCCGGTTCGCTCATACTCAGCCTCGGCGCGCAGCTGCTCCAGAGCCAGTGATGTCCATGTCTGAAAGCAAGCTACCGGACCCTGAAACCAAAAAGTTGCCAGGTCTGAGACGCGGCCCTCACCATGGATTTTTCCGTCAGGAGTAATCTCCTGGCCGTCCTTCAACCAATGGCCGATTTTGTTCAGTCTTCGGCGATGCTCTTGTGTAATCCTGTGATTGCAACTTGGGCAATGGACCGCCGCCGTGGCTGCAGTTTCCTCAAGGGTATCTCGCTGCTCCCACTTGAGATGCTCCATCTCCGCCATGAAGTACTCACCGCAGTTATCACACGGCCAATAAAATCGTCTCCGATCCCCTTGGTTGTAGTAACTAAGCGCACCCTCGCAAGGCGCTGCCTCATGCAATGTTTTTGGTTTATGGGTCGGGTCCTTTAGCGGAAACCCCGGAGAAGTTTCAATGGCACTCATACCAGCGGACATGAACGATTCCGTCCGCTTTCGCATCAAGCCAAATAAAGCACCTTCACTGTCAACGTCATCGACTGCGCGGCGATCATAGTCCGTCCCGGCCATATACTTGACCGTTCGACTTGAAAGCTGAGCAATGGATGGCCAACCGAGATTGAGCATGTTGCCCGCTTTGAAGATCTTGTCGAAAATGTTGTCGTCGTGCGACCCCCTTGCGATTAAGTCCTTCAGCTCGGGAGAGTTGAGTAAGCTCCTATCAATTTCACGTTTTGATAAATCTTTGGCCAGATCTTTCGTGGTGTGAATGATCTGCATATCGCCCGGATCGCACTTGAGTACGTATGCCATCCAAGCCAACAATAAAATGGTCTTGCCGGATCGAGCCGGACCAACCAGAACCAGACCGCTATACCTTCGGTCGTTGAGGCAATTCATTGGCTCAACCAGGTAAGGCGTTAACTCCGAGTCCCAAGGAACGTAGTTCCCATTCGCGGCCCTGACATGAAGATACTTTTCAGCGGCCTCGCTAACCTTCATTCGGTTAGCAGGGCGAATTAGCTCTGCGACCTCTAGCGCAATCTCCTCCGCGTCTGCATAGTTGAGATCACTCGGAAGATGTAACGCGCTCATACGCCAACACCCTCACCTTATCCACGCAATCCTGTGCCTTCATAATCATCTCAGGCGTAGCGCCGCAATCACGCTCTAAAAAATCGGGCAACACCTCGATCTCTTGGACCGCAGATAGCGCAAACTCCGCAAGCACACGCCGGTGCTCCGAAGTTTCCATTAATTCGCCAACCTCCTTGAGGATCGCTATTTTTGTCTTTGTTCCGTCAAGCCAATCCTTCCGATCTTTCGGTAGGAGAAGATCAGGATCGGTAACTACCTGGCCCTCATCTTCAGAATCATCGAACCCATAAAGAGCTGGAATCACAGAAACCAAATACCAGCCGTCATATCGGCTCTTGACCTTTCGATCTGGCGGAATTGTTGCCAGTACTTTCGAGACGCGCTTGCGATCTATGCGAAGCTCATCGCTGATGCCAGCTTTCGTCCAAAGCTGGGAAGAATGGACAGCCATGTTTTGTTCTCAAAAGTACCGTGAATACCGAGAATGTCAGTGCTAACAGCACTTTTATGCCGCTGCTGCTGGTGTCCTTGGGTTGCAGAAAAATTTGTATTTACCGGGCTGGCGTCCGCCCCGTGGTAGAGCCGTTAGCTTCGGGAGAACCTTTTTGTTTTAAGTTATTGATTCTATTGAATAATTTCATTGGCCTTTTAGGTTCTAGACCTATCTCTTGCTAACATTTCCGATAAGTCGCTCAAGGATGCCAGGTTGCCTAACCGACTCGGGTGAGTGACCCATACCAACTGCGTACCGCATCATCTTTTCGTTCGTCCGAACGCCGTTGTACTTCAGCACTACCGCAGCAAAAGGAGCTAGCATCGACATAACACCGATGCCGAGTTGCAAAACACCGGAAGCCTCATCAAGGCCGTGTTTATGCAGTGCGAGTCCGATAGAAATCACAATGCCAAGCATTGAGAGCGCCATCGTTGCGACGCATATCATGTAACCCCATTGTCGAGCCCATCCGCCATGCTTGTCGGCATCAACAATAGCTTTAAACTGCTCGGTATGTTCACGCTCGAAAGCTAAGGACAGCTCATCAAGCTGTGCTCGGGCATCTTCAGGAAGTTTGCCGTACGCCTCAATCAACTGCTGACCAGTTGACTCAGGTGTGAGCTCTTCAGCACCAGAACTGCGAAGAACAGAATTAACCACGGGCAAGAGAGGACCAACAGGCGTCGCCGACAGCGCCATTTGCGCAAACGGCAGTATTGCCTTAACGAATCTACTCAACTTACCCATGATTAACCCCGGCTGAGGAAAGCCGCTAACTAAGAATCTCTTTCGGATAGTCGTTCACGTACTGGTGAACATACCCCGCGTCATCATTCCGGTTATAAAACGCATCCCAGATCTCTCCTAACGCAACGATGTCGTTAGGATCTTCAGGCCACTGGAAGCTGGACTTATAGAGAACTATCCGGGCAATAAACGTGTTGTACCTCAAGTCCCATATGAGCGGGTCATCATCTACCACGAACGTCCCATCAGGCATTCGGTCAACAGAACCAGGAGGCAACAACGACTCGGCATAATCGATACGATCCTGGCGATACACGAAGAAGTTGTTCCACAAGCTCTGATGCGTATTACCCTCTACCTGGTTAGCACCGAGCCCGCCATCTTCAACAACGCCGCCCTCGGTATTACCTACCTGCCTTAGATAGGTTCCGCCTTTGGACTCGTGCCAAGTAATGCCCATCATGCAATTGATCGCCTGCAAGCGACTAGCACCTGGAAACACCGGCTCCATATCAGTCAAGGTTGGGACCGTGACCTGAGACTTGTACTGGTTTGCATCAAACACTGTGGGCACCTCTGCCTGTAACGGCAACATAAACAACGATAAAACAAGCGCAAAAAGCGCTACGAGCTTTCTCATCTTCCTTCTCTCTCTTTTCTTTGTTGGCGGGAAACTATCGCGGCTGGCGCTCAGCAACTTGCTGCTTGAGATCGCCCATGCCCTTGTGAATCTCAACGACGCTGCCATGAAACGAATCCTTCGCTCCGGCAACTTTGTCGTCGATCTCTTCGATCCTGTCGTAAGTCTTTGCGGTTCGATCTCGACCCTCTTTGTCGACCTCGATCAGCCTGGCGTCAAGCTTGTCTATGCGAGCGTTGAGACTCCGCACCACAAAACCAACGATTGGGCCCGCAATAGCGAACAACAACGTTATGACTGTAAGCCAAACTGAAAAATCCTCCATACAGCACCTCAATCAGGCTGTTAGGAAACTCTAGCCTTTGTCTTCCCACTGCCGTCGCGAGAGCGTACGAATAGATTCGGCGTGGCTCTTGGCTACCTGCTGAAGCTTAGCGAGATCCTCTCGCATCTGCTGGGATGCTGCTTGATCTCTCTGGATATACTCGGAGGTCTCTTGAATGATTCGACTGGCATCAGCTAATGCGATGCTGTTGTTCTGCACCTGATTGAACGTCATGTAGGTAAACGTCAGCCAGCTGCCAACAAACGAGAGGACGACGGACATAACTATCAGAACAGGCATTTTGAGAGTCACAGATCCATGCTCAAGATCGATATGGGTATCAGTGTTTCTACTCACATTAGAGCACTCCGGCGCGTTTCAGACGGGCACAAAAAAGCCCCGGACCGTTAGGTGCGAGGCTAGTTTTCCAACAATGGAAAAAACCATGTACTATTTTTCGCGGTAATTCAACCCCTGACCCTCAAAGATCTGTTAAGAAACTTGGAGAAACATACTCGCCTGGATCGGGTATGGACTCCACCTGTAGCCTCACATTGCTTGGGCGGAAGATAGCGTTATTCCTCCCGAGTCGCACCATTTTTCCAGAGGTCTCCTCAAGCGCAACTGGACCATCTGCCACGGCCGCAATGATTATAAACATTATCAACCTTCGCTCGCCCAGAAACGTAGTATATTCCAGCTCGACACGAAAAGAGGTTGTATCTTCATCCTGAGGCGTCCTTTCCGCGAACATCTCAACAGGCAGTGAGAATTTGACACGCTCACCGGGAAGCACATTTACGCCGTGATTGGGCATCAAGAGATTTGCCTGCCAAGCCGGAGCTTCGGAAAAATCATTGTCTAGAACCCTACCCACAAACGCTCTGCCAACCGGCGAGTCAGGAAGCAATTCAAGATAGTAGGTATAGAATCCGTCTCCCGAATTCTCCGCACGCAAACTGTAAATCATTGCTGCTCGGTCCCGCTCAAGCTGCAGCGCAGTGACCTGGGAAACGGCCATTGATTTGTACTGCTCTCGATGCTCTCTAAACTCTATGCGCTGGATATGCAACGTCCACAAAACCGCAACAAACGCCGATCCAGAGAACAGAGCGCTAAACAATCCAAACGAATCACCAAAAGTTCCGATGTTTACGTTCGGATCATCGCTACCCAGCACCACGCTCAAAGACACCAATGCATAGGTGACAAACACACCAGCTATCAGCAATAGCAGCGCAATCAGCCACCTTGGGAAGCCGTCGTTGTCTTGGCTCATATCAAAAAAGCAGCCCTACACAAAAACCACTCAGCCATGCCAAGGCAATTAGTCTTGCCGCACCTTGGTTCTGACTCAGAAAATCAATCCACCCATCATCCTGAGTGTTAGGCGCAACGTCCGCACGATCCACATAATAATCATCTTTACGATTCATCTTTCACCACCTTGCCTCCCACCTCCATACCAACCACTAATTGGTTCTCTACGCTCGTACCCTCTGCAAATTTGAAAACGGTAATGCCGTCAGGATCTAACTGCCATGACGACCTATCACCATGCACCACCAAAGGCTCAAGCGAATCAGGTTTGCATCTGCAAATCGGATTGCCATCGAGAATCCAGCACTCACCGCACAACATCTCATTACTCATAAATAACCCGCCAATTCAGCAACCATCAAAACAGACAACGTCACCGCATGCACCAACACAAATATCTTGAACTTCATATGGGAGCTTGAGGGCGAGCGCGAGAATACAGGCTGACTCCACATTGACCAGAGAGTTTCCGAAGCGTCTTGCGGGCTGCCCAACCCAAGCGTCTCGGATGGTGGATCGCACCAAGTGCTAAAACCTGCCAAAACTCCAGCCTAGGCCTTAAAGCCTCAAACCTCCAAATCAGATAGGTTTGAATCGAAAAAACGTACGCCCATATGTAAGACATTCGAGATTCTTGAATTTTAAAAGTGTTGCCGAACACACTTCCGTCCTCTATCTCAGCACCACTGATAGCATAAAAAATTACCAACAGTGAAAGCGCCAGGAGATTGCGGCGGGTGGTGACCAGGTCTGAAGTATCTACATTCATCGAGAGCCAAAGGCAGCCTAAGCTGCCTTCACCCTAATACGTGACTGACTCTAGGTCCAGATGCCGCCCTAAGAGTCGAGATGGTGCTTGTTTTCTTTCTTCTTGAAGTCAGATTTCCTCATCGAAAACTCCCATCCCACATCGGCCAATATGGACTTCAAGTCCTCGAAGGTTTTCACCTCTTCCCAATTGATCGCGTATTGGCAGGTCACGTCATCAGGATCTCTCTCGGCGTAACTCGGACCTGGTGGTAGCGTATCTTTCTCACTAACCATCTAACTGCTCCCCTATTCTCTTGGTGTATTCGCTCAGCCACATGCTGAGCTCGGTATAGATATCTTCGTAGCGCGGACCCCACGTCTCCCACTGGCGATCCGTGATGCCAAGGGCCTTATATTTGTAGCTCGCAGTTGCACGCTTCTTGCCGGTGCCATTGCAGGCCTTGCAGATCCTGAAGCCGGTTTGTGACTTGTAGCGTTTTACTCCAGCACCATTGCACGACATACAGTTCTCGTTGTTGCGGAGCTCGGAGAGAGCAAGCTTGGCCATGTTGAGTTGAAACAACCGGTAGGCCATTTCCTCAACACGGGTGCGCTCCTCTTCCTGATAGTCGAGGGCCTTCATTGCCTCCTTAACCTGATGGGCCAGTGCTCGCTTTGGATTCCATTCGTACTTGCGAAACCGTTGCTTCACCAACTCCATGCCAGCAGCAAGAGCCTTATCCTCATCGGTCTTTGAGTCGTAGTAGACAGCTCGTGCCGTGTAGTAAGCATCCGCATCAAGCTTGTTACTAAAACCTGCAGCACCGGCCACCAGAGAAACCTCAAGCTTTGTCGGCGAGGTCCCTCGTGCGCCCGTCGCTACATCCCCGACGCTATTAGGTGAAAGAAAACTGATCAGTGTCGTGTTGTTCGGCATATCCCTCTCGCCCTAATTAAGCAGCCGCTTCTCCACCCAATGCGCCAAACAGGTCAGGTAAAAACCGCCCAAGCTCTAGGCTCATATTCACAAAGGCGGCATCTAACTTGGCGATAGGGTCCTCGTCTTCAATCTGGTCGTCGTTCATGCTGTCTAACTTCAGCTGCCTCAGAATCAGGTCTTTGTCGACCGAGCACTTGAAGTCGCCCTTCCACCGAATACCGAGCCTGGTCACTATCTTTCCTGTTTCAACGTGAGCTCTAACTTCTTGGGTTTCCAGATCCTGCTTTCGGCAGGCCACGGTAGAGCCTTCTTCGATATCGAGAAGGTCGCATTGATCACCAAACGCGAAGTTCTCAGGCAGCTGCCGACTGGCGATCCAACGGGTAAGCACATCCTGAGGTTTTTGCTTTACCTGTGGTGGTGTGACCGACAGTGAGCCGATTGAGTCTCGAACGCAGTTAATAAACATCTCGGCTTCTGCCGGTGTGGCAGTATCAACCACTAACAAATTGTCTTTGGGTGAGATGTAGCCCATCAGCTGCTTGGATTTTGGGAGTGCCTGGGGCAGGAGCTCGGCGAGTGCATACTCTTTGATCGAACGCTTTTCCTTCGCTCTGATCTTCCGGGCTTCGACGTTTTCAATCTTGGCCACTTTTTCTTTGACGACTTCATTCAGCGCACTAGATGGAATGACCTTTTCCTCGCGGCGAGCGCAAAGCAGATAACAGCCACCAACCTCGTGCATCAACGGTGCATCTTCGATGTCTTCGCCTAACGGGGACACCCAGCCGAAACTTGAAGGCCTCATACCAGAACAAGGAACAAAAGCCCTGTTGTTAAGCAGATCAATGAACTCGTCAGCAGTTGGCATGAACGGTTGAGTGAGTTTGTAGACCATTGCGTTTTTGAAAAACATTAAGTTGTTACCTCTCGTTGTTGTTGCTCGTGTAGTTCTTTGGCGGTTAGTCGGAATGAGGCGGGGAAGTCCTTTGCCTTAACCATGTTGAGCTTCAGCGGGTATCTCGCCTCAACCCGTTTCTTTTTGTCTTTGAATTTGTCGGTCTCGAATCCTTTGGTGTCGACGTAATCGATCTGCCCGTCCGTGTAGAAGACGAGGAAGTCGAGGCGGTACTTGATCCCCGCACCAGTTTGAAAAGGCACCTGCATAAAAAAGTGAGAGACGATGCCGACCGATTGAAGATGAACCAGGTACATGTAGTAAGCCGCTTCGAGAATGCTGTCGAACTTGATGTGATCGACAACCAGCTTCTTGTTGCCGAGCTTGCTGCCAGTCTTCTTACCTTTTGGCTTTGACTCAGCACCACCACCCAATGGTGGTAAACCCATCTCCCTTCGATAGGCGGCGATGTCTATGCGCTCTTGCTTAGCCATCGATCATTGGTCCCGAAAAAACACTGGGCACATCACGCCAGGTAACTGTCGATCTTGATCCAGGGAGACTTCTAAGGCTGCGAAATTTGGCATTCGTTAATCTGGCATTCTCTTTCCGTGCCAATACATCCAGCTTTTCCGCGAGCTCATACTGCCCTTCACCACTTGCCAGAAAAGCAG